GTAATCTGTATCCGCTCCTAAATCTATAAGACTTGCACCTAGTTCTGCAATACCTTGAGGAATAGCGATAAGACCAGAGACTATTCCTTCTCCAGTTTCTTTAATTACACTACCTTCGTCAAAAAAGCCTATTTCTTTTTCTAGGTCAGTTGTCTTTTCTTCTGGTTTTATTTCTTTATTTTCATCGGAAGGAAAAAACTCAGATAGATTAATTGTCTTTTCTTCTGTTTCGTTTGTTGTTTGATTTTCATCAGAAGGAAAAAACTCAGATAGATTAATTTCTGCCACAGAGTTATCCTTTCTGTATTGTTCCACCTGGACCTACAATAAACTTAGGACCACTTCCTGTGTAGGGTTTTCCATCCTGGCCTAAAACAGTTTTTTCTGGCATTTCTGGTAAACCTAAACTTTTCAATGTTGGTGCGGATGGTTGATTAAATAAACCTAAGTTAGTTAACTCAGTTTGATGAAGCTTTTGAAAATCTGGGTTTTTAAGTGTATTTTTTAAAGCCTCATCAATACTTATACCATCTTTTACTTGAGCCTCAACGATGCCGAATAAACTTCCTTTTAAAGTTTCAGATCCTGTTAAAGTTCTAGATTTAGCAAATTTACTACCTTGTGTCGCAGCAAAATCAGCTAATTTTTCTCCTGTTAAACCTTTTTTCTTACCTTCCATTAGACCCAAAGCATATCCTTTAGGCATGTTACCAATCATTGCTTTTTCTAAATCTAATTCTTTGTTTAATTTAAACATATTTTCTGCATGTTCTTGTTGAGTAATTGTCTTAAATTTTAAAGCATCTTGAGATGCTTTTATTCCAGCTAAAGTTCTTTTTTCAGCACTTTCTATACCCATAACAGCTATGTTCATTGAGTTTTTTAATTTTTCTCCATGCATTTTAAGATCTATATTTTTTAGACCTAACTTAAAAAGATTATTTTTATCATTTATCAAATTTTGAAAATTCATGTTTCTAATATCTCTTTTTGTAGTTGCAGAGTCTTGCATTTTAAACATGCTTACATCATGCTTTTGATCTATTTTTTTACTTTCTAATCTGTTTTTTTGATCTATCTCTTTATCATCTCTTCCAATAAGAGTTTTAACAATAAAATTTTCTCTGTCTTGTAATATCTCTAATTTTTCTTTTTTCTGTTTAGCAACGTCTTCCATAGTAGTTACCGCACCTTTGGCTATATTTGTCATTGCATTTGGACTTTCACCTGCTGCAATACGAAGCCCAAGCATAATTAGATTCATACCTTTTAAATCATCTTCCAATCCCATTTTTTTTGCATTTTGACCATAGTATGAATCTAATTGTTGTTCTAATAATTCTTTCTTTTCTTTTGGTGTAAGTTTTTTAATTGTCTCTTCGTCAGCCCCTCCATGAGAGATTATATTTAAATCAGTAGCTTGATCAATTTTATTATCAGCAATTGTTTTTGATATTAAACTGTTAATTTTTTTGTTAGCATTAATATTTTCACTTGAACCCGGAGTTGACCCAGCAATCATTTTATTTAAGTCAATGACTCCTGCATTTACACTTGTATTGTCACTAGTTACATTAGAAGAAAGATTATTTTTATTACCGTTTTTCTTTACTCCTAAACCATAATCATTTCCACCTAATTCTGGAACTGATTTCTTTTTTTCAATTTTTTCTTGTTCTTCTGTAAAGTCTCTACCAGAATTATCAACACCTGCGATTGCATTTTCTTCGCTAATTTGTTGCTGAACTTCAGTGTCACTAGTAACTTTTGCTACCGCTTTTTCTAAAGCGGTTTTAGTTGATGTATTTATTTGATCAGACCCACCAATACCAGAACTTTTATTGTCGTCTTTTTTAAAAGGTTCAGCATAAATGTTGTCAGGAATCATTCCTTTTGTTTTACCTTCATAATATGCTCTAGCTTCATCTCCTGCTTCGTCAAATTCTTCTTGACGACCAGACTTACCTTTTAAAAGGTAAGTCAAAGGAAATCCTTTTTGTGCAAATGTTATATTTCTTCCCTCATCACCAAATGCTGACAAAGGACTTTCATCTTTTTGAATAACTCTTTCTTCTTTAGTTTTAATAGCATTGGACATACTATTTATATAATTTTGAAGCGATGATGATGGAGCTTCACTCTTGTTAAGAATTCTTGGATCAACCATCTGTTGTTGAAGTGGAATATAAGTTTGATTATTTGAACCAAAACCCACAGTTGGAGCGGTACTGATAAATTTACCACTCTGTGCCGTAACAGGCTGACCACTCATCATTGCCTTCTGTGCTGTAGTCATCAACTCTGGCGATGATGCAAGAATACCCATAGGTTGTTTAGACATACCGGCTTGACGAAACATTTTTCTATCTAATGGATTGTTCATTAATTATTCCCTATTATTTTGTTGTAGGCACTGGTGTGCCAAACATATTTTGAAATCCACCCGCTTGTCCTACAGCACCTAATCCTGCAATGCCTAATCCTAACATTTGAGAACCCATGCTCGGACTAGGAGTTGATGTTGATGAATAGGTTTGTTGCAATGCTGGTACACCTCTGAAAACATCAGACATAAATCCAACTTGTTGATAAGGTAAGGCTTGTCTAGCCATGTCATTAGCTCTTGAAACATCTAATGCTTTTTGTGCTTGTCCTTGTTGTAAGCTACCAATACCTAATAAACTATTTACATCTTGAACACCCATTGCTTGTCCCATTTGACCAAGACCCGCTGTTGCTGTTCCAAGTTGTCCTACAGTTTGACCTAGAGCTCCAGTTGTAGAACCAAGTTGCCCTGTCAATTGTGCTTGTTTCAATTGTTGCTGTGCTTGTTGCTGTGCTAGATTCTGTGCTTGTTGAAATCCAGCCGATCTTAATTGCGACCCAGATTTTGCTTGTAGATCCATAATATTTCTAGCAAGCTCTTGTTCTGCAACTGCTTGTCTTGACCCACCAAAAGCTCCCTGTGTTGAGGCATTTGCACCTATATTACCTCTTTGTATATCGCCTTGTCTTTGTATGTCTTGATATTGTTGTTGGATCACATCTTCCATAAAAGGATTCATGAATTGCTGATAATCCATAGGATTAAAATCTGCTTGTGCGGTCTGACCTATAGCAGAACCTATTGTTCCCATACCTACACCCACTGCACCTATTCCTTGACCTATTGCATCAGTGCCTGCTTGTAAAAAAGGTTGATAAGAACCTACTCCTTGCATAGCTGTATCAACAGCACCTTGTTGACCTGTTGATAAACCTGCTACTTGTTGAGCAGAGTAAGGCATTTGAGAATCAGCACCAGTAAGATCTTTAGCTGTTTGAAATATATCTGCTAAATACTCCTCTTGAAAAGGAGCTAACCTCATAATTTGTTCTTGGGTGGTTTTTTCTTTTTCTGCCATTACGCTACTCTTTCTAATTGCGACATCATATCGTACATTCTTGCTGCACCAACGTCTCTGTCTCCACTACCTGCACCACGAACAGCTTTTGCAGTTACTACAAACTCTCCGTCAGATAGTCTAGCAGGAACTGAATCAGAAGTCCCTGTTCCTGGACCATTTACTTCTCCACCTGCGGCTACTGTGCGTATGCCGTATTTATCATAATTAGTGACTACTTCTCTTTTGCTTTTTTCTTCATTGTTTTTTCTTATCTGATTAAGATACTCCTGTCTTTCTTCCGGATCTGAACCATCAAAATAAACCATTTTACCATCATCATCTTCAGTCATTAGAGTACCACCTCTATAGCTACCTTCGGCAAAGGCTCTTTGTTCAGCATCTTCTATTTCTTTTTCCTCTGCACTCATTAAACCTAGAGCACCTCCTGCTAAAGAGGCAGTTAGCATTTTGTTGTCTTTCACAAAATCCATAATTCCGTTAGAATCTGAACTAGTACTTATAGCCTTATTAACTACTTTTTGTTCTTCACCAGAACCTCCACCACCGAAAAGTCCAGCCACAGGTGACTTACCAAAATCAAAAGTATCTTTACTGAAATANTCTTGTCCCTCTACNTTTTGACCAAAACCAGAACCACCTGCCATGTATGCGGCACCACCTGCAATTGCGGCATTTCTTAAAGCGTCTTCTGTACTTCGTCCACCTGCTAAAGAACCTATACCAGAACCTATAGCCGCACCACTTGCACCACCATAATACATACCAATACCTGCACCTATTACTGGTGCAGCTTTCTTTAATGCTTTTGTTATACTCTTAAAAATACCCATTTCTTATAATACCAACTATTTGCTGTTTATTCAATACTATATCTGTGATATCGCACTTGTTGTTACTCTTGTCTTCGATAGTTCTTGTATACTTGCCACAACATGGAGCCTATTTGCCGTGGCTGCTGTTACCTTTAATATTTCACCTGATTCTAATATTAAATCTCTTGTTAATAATTCTATCGTTGTACTAGCTCCAACAGCTTTTACATGAAACAAACTAAACACAGTGGTTCCATTAGTAAGTGTAACTGTTATTGTATCAGCGTTGCCAGAATCTTCTGATACTAATATTGAATTAACAATAGACGCATTAAAATCTGCTCCGCTAGGAGCAGTGTATAAAACAGTTGCATTTGCTGTAGTTAAATCCAACTTAGCGTTAGTTAAACCTTGTATATACTGAGGAATACTAGTTACTAACATTATCGTCTACCATCCTCTCGTATATCAACTCTTGGTGTACCTAGCTTATATTTTGTACCCAAGGAGGTTGAATCTATTCTTAAAGCAAAAGATCTACCTCGTAGTCTATAATCTAACTTTTCTGTGAACTGTTCGATAGGACTTGTAGAAGATCTTTGTGTGGTACCTTCTGTTGTTTCACTAAAGTTAGATCCAGGAAAGTTCTTTGTTTTCATTGTAAAAGATACATCGGGATTAACACTAGTAGATCCATCAAAAGTTATATCGGGTATAACTCTTTTTAAAAACACAAACTTATCGCCATCACCTATATCTATGGGTGCTGATTCAATAAAAGATGTCATGGCAGAACCATCATCATCATAACCTACCTCATGGTTATATAAATATTGTCCACCAGTTGCCATAGGTAATGTTCTTATACCTCTGTCAAGCCATGCTTGACGAGCTAGTGTTCCATAATACCAGACCTTTTCTTGATAATTATAAGCAACATATGAATCTATTTCCGTACTAGACTTAGTTGGATAAAACCATAATATTTCACTAAATTCTGAATTTAATCCAACATGAACCTTGTCTCGTTCTTCAAAGTTAAAATTTAAAAACACTTTATCTTTTACAGTGCAAGGCAGTTGAGCAGTTTGACCACCTGCATATACATAGAAAGTATCCACACCCATCCAAAAAACAGCATCCTCAACAGCTATACCCGAAAACGGACTCATGATTGTGATATTCTTAGATAGTTCTTGCAAACCAAACGTAAATGGAGGACCTATAAATTTCATGGCGTGTAATGTTTTATTAGTAAACACAAGTATCTGTTGCTTTGTTTCTACGGCTTGAACAAAGGTTGATC